GGAGGTGGTATGCATTTTCATGAAAAAGGTGGTTGCGATCTTCCGCAGCTACCCTTTCTTCTTCAAGCCCATCCAGGACGGTACCACGAACCCGCGTATGGAGCTAGCCTTCAGGGAGCCCTCGAAACGTATCACGAAAAACAACAAGACATCTTACAGGGGTGATGCACTGAATACGGTCATCAACTGGAAGAACACCACGAACAACGCATACGACGGCGAGAAGCTGCACATACTTTATCTCGATGAGGCTGGTAAGTGGGAGAAGCCTACCGACATCCGCGAGGCGTGGCGTATCGAGCGGACATGTTTGATCGTGGGTAGAAAGGTGGTTGGAAAAGCTATCGTGGGCAGTACCGTGAACCCCATGAATAAGGGTGGCAACGAGTACAAAGGATTGTGGTACGACTCTGACCCCAACGACAGAAACAACAATGGCAGAACCAGATCGGGGCTGTACAGGATATTCATACCAGCTTACGATGCACTAGAAGGCTTCTTTGATCAGTACGGAAACCCAGTCATAGAAGATCCAGAGCAAGAGGTAGAAGGAATTGATGGAGACTTTATTACCATCGGCAGTAAAACCTACTTGAAAAACGAGCGTAGGTCATTCAAGGATAACCCCTCGGAGCTGAACGAGGTCACCAGGCAGTTCCCGTTTACGGAAGATGAAGCATTCAGGGACAGCATTGAGGGGAGCCTGTTCAACATAGGTAAGATATACCAGCAGATCGAACATAACGAAGAGCTGTTCCCAGACCCCGTTGTGATAGGCAACTTTACGTGGAAGGAGAAAGACAAAGAGGTTGTGTTTTCTCCCACCCCAAACGGAAGGTTCAGGGTTTGCTGGATGCCAGACCCAGAACACAGGAATGTACTGAAGCTAGAAAGGGGAAAGAAGGTTGCTCCGTTTACGGAATACGGTTGCG